AAATATATCATTTAGCTTGCCCTGCATCTCCAGTTCAATATCAAAGAAACCCAGTACAAACTATTAAAACTTGTGTAATTGGCACTACAAATATGCTTGGATTAGCCAAAAGAACAGGTGCTAGTATGATGCAAGCATCTACAAGTGAAATATATGGCGACCCAGAAGTACACCCACAAACAGAAGATTATTGGGGTAATGTTAATCCAATAGGTATAAGAGCTTGTTATGACGAGGGTAAAAGATGTGCTGAAACTTTATGTATGGATTATAAAAGACAGTATAATGTAAATGTTAAGATAGCCAGAATATTTAATACATATGGTCCTATGATGGATCATAATGATGGTCGAGTAGTTTCTAATTTTATTTATCAAGCATTATGTGGTGATCCAATTACAATATATGGAGATGGATTGCAAAGTAGAAGTTTTTGTTATGTAGATGATTTAATTAAAGGGTTTATTAAATTATTAAATTATAATGGTGATTTAACTCCTATGAACTTAGGAAACCCAAATGAATTTACTATTAAAGAATTAGCAGAAAAAGTTATAAACTTAACAAATTCAAGGTCTAAAATAATATATAAGGATTTACCACAAGATGACCCAAGACAAAGACAGCCTAATATAGATTATGCTAAAGAAAAACTAAATTGGAATCCTAAGGTACAATTAGATAAAGGATTAAAGGCAACCTCTGATTATTTTTTAAAAAGGTATAGTTAATATGTTAAAAGCAGATGGATTTGACAAGGCTATTTTAGGAGTTCTAGTAAGTGGCAAGCAACCTGTAGTAGTTTATGATTATGATAAATGTGTTAAGATAGTTATGACTTGGCAAGGAATAGAAGATGATCTTGAAGCTAGAGATTATGTTGAGTTTAATGTAATAGGTGGTAATTTTGGAGATAAAACTCCTATATTTATTAGAAAACATAAGACTGTAGCAGAGATAGAAGATTGGGATTATGAAGAAGATATTGACTAATTTTCGTGGTATTTAAAAAAGGATGTAAAAAAGAACATGGAAAATAAAAAAAAGAAGCCTAATAAAGTAGGTAGACCTAAAATAGAACTTGATTTAGCAAACCTAGAGCAGTTATGCAGATTAAACTGTACTATGCCAGAGATTGCTTCCTATTTTGATATACCATTAAGAACATTAGAAGATAAGTACACTAATGAGCCTAAAGTAAGAGATGCTATTAATAAAGGTCGTAATCAAGGTAAATTATCTTTAAGAAGAAAACAGTTACAAATACTTGATGAAACTAATAATGCTACAATGGCTATATGGTTAGGTAAACAGTTATTAGGACAAAGAGATAAGCACGATATTGTAACAGAAGATAGGTCAACAGGTAAGTTATCAGAAGCACTTGCTATAGCAGAAAGAATGGCTAGGGATAAAAAGGAAGATTAATAATGAATGTAATGCAACAACCATTACAAGATTATAATCAAGTCGCAAGTTTATCTAAATCCTTTGATGATGTGGAATCTATTGCCTTTTCTAATAGGTTGGAATGGTTAGATACAGCTAGACCATCACAAATAGAACCAGAAGGAGATTGGGCAACTTGGTTAATATTAGCAGGTAGAGGTTGGGGTAAGACAAGAACAGGTGCTGAAAATCTTTTATCATATGCAGTTAAGACACCAAACGTAATATGTGGTGTAGTTGCTCCTACAAGTGGAGATTTAAGGAGAGTATGTTTTGAAGGTCCATCTGGACTGTTAAAGATAATACCAAAAGAAATATTACTTGATACTGGTACATCTTACAATAAATCAGCTATGGAAATAAAACTTTGGAATGGTTCTGTTATACAGGGATTTGCGGCAATAGAGCCAGATAGACTTCGTGGTCCACAGTTTCATAGGATATGGGCAGATGAAATGGCGGCATGGAGATATCCAGATGCTTATGATCAAATGATGTTTGGGTTAAGACTAGGACAAAACCCTAAGTTAGTTATTACTACAACACCAAGACCAACAAAGATGATAACTGATTTAATTAAAAGAAAAGGCAAAGATGTTCATATAACTACAGGATCAACATTTGATAATAAAAAGAATTTAGCAGAAAGTGCATTACAACAGCTAAAAGATAAATATGAAGGAACAACTTTAGGTAGACAAGAATTATATGCAGAGGTATTAGATGAGATAGAGGGTGCTTTATGGAATCTAAAAATGATAGATAAAAATAGAGTGCCTGAATTGCCTGAAATGGAAAGAGTTATTGTTGCTATTGACCCTGCTGTAACCAATAATGAAGGCTCTGATGAAACAGGAATTATGGTAGTTGGAAAAGGTTTTGATAAAAGGTTCTATGTAATTGACGATTTATCTGATAGAATGAGTGCAGATACATGGGCTAATGTTGCAATTAATGCTTTTTATAAATATAATTGTGATAGAATAATAGCTGAAGTAAATAATGGTGGTGATTTGGTGGAGCGACTAATTAGAACTGTTGATAGAAATGTACCATATAAAAAGGTACACGCTTCAAGAGGTAAGCTAGTAAGAGCAGAACCAATATCAGCATTATATGAGCAGGAAAGGGTAAGTCATGTTGGCTCTTTTCCTAAATTAGAAGATCAAATGTGTTCTTTTACTTTAGACAGTAGAAGTTCACCAGATAGGCTCGATGCCCTAGTGTGGGGGTTAACTGAACTCAGCAAATCGTCTGGTCAAGCCATATGGAGAGTAAGTTAATGGGATTAAAAGAAGCGTGGAAAGCGTTAATAAACGATAGCATAGTTATCAGCAGGAAAGAAGGTCCAGTTATAGCTTATTCCAATGTAGGCACACAAGTACAACCAAAAGAAAGTTATGCAGATTTAGCAAAAGAAGGTTATCAAGAAAATGCTATTGTTTATAGATGTGTTAATGAGATAGCTAATGGTGCGGCATCAGTAAAATTTGGTTTGTTTCGTGGAGATCAACCAATAGATGACCACCCACTATTAGATTTGTTAATGCGACCTAATCCAATGAATAGCCAATCAGAGTTCTTTCAAGAAGTTTATTCATATTTATTATTGGCAGGTAATAGTTATATTTTAAAAACAGGTGCAGAAGATAGAGAGCCATCTGAATTATATACATTAAGACCTGACAGAATAAAGATAGTACCAAGCAAGCGTGAAATACCTATGAGTTTTCAATATGTTGTTAATGGTCAAGTATCTGCTAACTATGATGTTGATCAAAGCACAGGTGCATCTGATGTTAAACAAATTATGTTATTTAATCCATTAGATGACCATTATGGATTGTCTCCATTAAAAGCGGCATCAATCGATATTGACCAACATAACCTAAGTAACAAACATAATGTTATGCTGTTAATGAACGGAGCAAGACCAAGTGGTGCTGTTGTTTATAGACCTAAAGATGAATCTGGTGCAAATACAATGCTTTCAGATACACAAAGGGAACAATTAAGAGGAGATTTGCTTCACAGATTTGAAGGTTCTGCCAATGCAGGAAGAACAATGATTCTTGAAGGAGATTTTGATTATAAAGAAATGGGTATGAGTCCAAAGGATATGGATTTTACAGGCATGAAAAACTTTGCGGCAAGAGATATTGCTTTATGTTTTGGAGTTCCAAGTCAATTAGTTGGCATACCAGATTCAAATACTTATTCAAATATGCAAGAAGCAAGATTGGCTTTATATGAAGAAACAATAATTCCAATGTTAAGGCATATTGAAAGTGATTTAAATGAGTGGTTAGTTCCTATGTATGGAGATGACCTAACATTAAAATATCTTGTTGATGATATACCTGCCATTACAGAACGTAGAAGAATGATATATGATAATGTTATATCAGCCGTTGATAAAGGTATCATAACTAGAAATGAAGCAAGAAAAAGATTAGGACTAGAACCAATTACAGGTGGAGATGAGGTTTATATACCTGCTAATCTATTTCCTTTAGGTTCAGAAGCACCACAGGCACAATCAGCAGATGATGTTAATAAGTTTGCAAATGAAGCCTATGGAACTAAATTAGATACTTATCCAGACGGAGAAGGAGTTGACCCAAACTTGCCAGAAGCATATCAATTCGCACAAAGTACCTATAAATGTATAAACTGTAAATATGCAACCTATGATGATGAAGAAGAAGAAATAGAGATTGAATCAGAATTTAAAGGTGATAAAGAACTTTATTGTAAAAGATGGGAAGCATTAATCAGAGCAGATTATTGGTGTGTAGCTTGGGAACAAATGCCAGAAGGCGAAAGCTATAGGTATTCAGATGCTAAAGCTATATCAAACACAAAGCCAACAGAAGAAATGGCTAATAATGCTAGAAAGGCATTAGAGTGGAGAAAAGAATTTAATCGTGGTGGCACTAGAGTAGGAGTTGCTCGTGCTAATCAATTAGTTAACAGAACAAACTTATCAGAATCAGTTATACTTAGAATGTATAGTTTCTTTAGTAGACACGAAGTAGACAAACAAGCAGAAGGATTTAGTAGTGGAGAAAATGGTTTTCCATCAGCAGGTCGTATAGCTTGGGATTTATGGGGTGGTGATTCTGGTTTTGCTTGGTCAAAGCGAAAAAGGAATGAGATTATGAAAGATAAAGAAAAAAATGCACCAATTAGCTTACAAACAGCAAGGTCAGAAGATTTCAGTAAGGAAGGAATACCAAGAGGTAAACCGACTTCGCAGAAGTTACGAAAGGCAAATTAATTTTAGGTTAATTAGCACCTTTTCAAAAATTGGCTCTAAAGCTAGTGATGCTTATTCTAATAATGGCATACAGAGTTATCAAGCTATGTCTGCATCTATACGGAATGATGTGGCAACCACTCTTGAACCATTTTATAAACAAGTCATCTTGGCGTTTGCGAAAAGAACTTTCAATAATAGATATTCACAAAAAGCAATCCAAGACTATGAAGGTATCTATAGACAGTTTATGCAAGACGTTGGTAGTACAAGAATTACAGAAATTAGTGACACCACAAGACAAATAATAAACAGAACTATATTAGAGAACCAAACAGCAGGTGTATCTGTTATAGCCAAAGCTATTAATGAAAGAATGTCACCTAAGTTTACTAGAGCCAGAGCATCAACCATAGCTAGGACTGAAACCCATACAGCATCAAGTTTTGCTATACAAAAGCAAGCAGAAAACTTTGAATCACCACAAATGGTAAAAAAGTGGATAGCAACAACAGATGATAGAAGTAGAGCATCACATTTAGCAGTAAATGGCACAGAGGTTGGTATAAATGAGGACTTTGTCGTTGGTGGCAAAAAGATGAGTTATACAGGTGATCCTAGAGGTGGTGCAAAAGAAGTAATTAATTGTAGATGTGTTATTGTATACACTGAACCAGAGGATGTCATAGTAGACCAAGAGATACCAAGAGAGATCAATATTGTTCCAACTGAATCTGTAGATATAAAAGATGTTGTTTTTGTAGAGATAAGAGGAAGCAGAACAAAAGCAAGGCAACAATATAATGATTTATTAAATTCACAATTAAGTTCATTAACAAGATTAGCTGTAATTAAAAATGTTTTACCAGACAGAATTATAAAAGATGGTAAGAAAGGTTTTTATAAATCAAAATATAACGAAATAACATCAGGTTTAGAAAAGAAAACAATTACTCATGAATATGGTCATCATATAGATTATTCTTTAATGAAAGGTAAAACAGTCGAAGGTCGTGGTAAAGTGGCTTGGTCAGCAGAAAATGAAGGTTTTAGAAATGCTGTTGAAAGAGATATAAAAGCAAGTGGTTTAGGTGAGTATGACGGAATATTTTTTACATTTAATGTTAGGTATAAAGATAAACTACAAAAAATTAAAGATGAATTATTTGAAACAGTTGAAAAACAAAAAAGAGTAAGAAGTGGAACATTTAAAGGTCGTATAAAAAATTACAAAGATATAGAACCTAAAATAGATGGTGCTGAATATGTCTCTGATATATGGGATGCTTTTTCACAAGGAAGATTCCAAGATGAATTTAATGTTTGGGGTCATGGTAAAAATTATTACAGAGATGGTACATCACAAATGAAAGAAATATTTGCGAATCTATTCACAATACATAACAGCAAACAAGGGTTAGAATATGCAAAAAAGAATTTTCCAAATACATTAAAAGTTTTTGAGGAGAAATTAAGTGAGTTTAAGTAAAGAGGACAAATTAAAAAGATTTGATGAAGCAAGCACTTATGAAGATTGGGTTAAACTTTACAAAGATATTTTTAATAAAGAGCCAATGGTAAATAAAACAACATGGCAACAATCACCAATAGAAATAATTATTGATGCTATCATAGATAACAGACCTATTAAAAAAGATAGATTAATAGGAGTTGATTTATAAAGGGGAGTT